ACGCATTTTCGCGTTGGATTTGATTTCAACAGACCAGTGCCCCCACATCACGACGCCCATTACCTGCGATCTCGAGCGGTTTTGGCATTCGATGAGACCGCGTTTGATAGGCGGGTACCAAGGCAAATGCTGGAAAGTTTCTTTCGTAGATACTTGCCGGTTATGTGCCTTGGTGTGCCCACCCCTTTTTTGCGGTTTCTTGCAGATGCCACTATTGATTCTTTCCTAAAGATGACAGATGGTACCATCTACCAGAAACACAGAGGTAACCCTTCGGGGTTCATGAACACTTTGCGGTTGAATTGCTACTTGCAATGTCTTGTATGGTGCTGCATCATATTTCTCCGGTTGGATGAGATGGGTGTGGATGCTACTGTAGATGAAGTTTTCGAGATGTTTGGAAAAGCGGATGAAGCTGAGGCTGATGTACGCCATTTCTTTATAGAAATGTGCGGCGATGACTCGCGGGTATTCGTAAATTCGAAGTTTGGGGAACTTCTTTTTGACACAGCAAATGGCGGTGATGCCGTGTTGCGTTTGTGGAAGGAATGCTTCCCGTGGGAGGTTAAAGTGGAGGGATTGGTCGTGTACAATGGTACGGAGGACCTGCATAGGCGGGCTGCGACAATCCCACCATTCATCGGTCGTCAGGTTGTTGTGATGGATGGGTATTTGTGGACACCCATAAGTTGTCCATCGCGAACTGTGAAGAGGTTGGTACATGTGGAGGACAGGAGTGCGGAGTTGCAAGTTGAGCTTGAGACCGCAGCCTGGGCCTCATTGGTTCAGCATCTTTACTGGTCCGAGATGGGTTTGCTGACGTGTCCAACAGCGGATTGGGTTAGAGGGTTCAGGATGAAGAAGATGTTCATCCACAAATTGATGTCGAAATACAACATGCATGCTGCGGCATACTGTCGGAAGGCGCAGTCCGTGTTTGATGGATGGTTGAAGTCAGAGGAGCCTGGACCTTGTTGTTAAACAAAAGTGGCCGGACATTCAAATAGGAGTCGCGAAGAGGCTCCCGGCCTGATTGTCTACCCCGCGTCGGAGAGGAGGATGGGGCCAAAACGTAACTTACAAGATAATGGCATTGAGGCAAAAGACCATCAATTTACCGCCTAGCCATCCGGTTAGGTCCATGGAGGGGCTTGCGAAGCAAATAGCGCTTCCGCACGAGCATCAGCCAATGAGGTTTCCCTCATTCCCTGCGCTTGAGCGGACGGCCGTTTTAGGTTTTTCTGTCCCCACCACGTTGACCTTGCCGGCTAGTACGGCCGTGAAAGTTGCACTCATGCGGCAGGCTGCTTACCCTTTATGGGCAGAGCAATCCGCTACAGATTGCATCAGTTGGTATTCTTACACTATGGACTATGAGGTTATTGGGACTACTACGAGTTCGGGCATCATCCCGGTGGGGCCTATTTGGAACGCAGGTGTTGGTAACATCGGTTCTACACCTGGCACTGCTGGGGTTGCTGGTTTCGGATCCTTTCCTGGTTCACCTTACCCGTTGTTAG